AAGCCATGAACATCTGCCGGAGGGCTATCTTTCCCAGGGAAGGGCATCAGTTAATTGAAGTCGATTTCTCGGGTTTGGAAGTTTCGATAGCAGCCTGCTATCACAAAGACCCAACCATGATGAAATACCTGAAAGACCCGGATTCTGATATGCATGGAGACATGGCTGCTCAGATATTCTGTATCGATGATTTTGACAAAAAGAAGCATCTGGAACATAAGTATCTGAGAGGTGCCACCAAGAACAGCTTTGTTTTCCCGCAGTTCTATGGGGACTACTATGCCAACAATGCTCAGGGGTTCTGTAACAGCTGGGTTCATTTGCCGCTGGGAAGATGGAAGCCCGGAACCGGACCGGATATGCCAGGAGGTATAAAGCTATCTGATCATATGATTTCCAAGGGGATCAAGTCCTATCAGGATTTCGAAGACCATATGAAAAAGATTGAGAAGGATTTCTGGGGCAGGCGGTTCCGGGTTTACCAGAAATGGAAAGACACATGGGTAGAAGCTTACCAGAAAAAGGGGTTTTTCGACATGTATACCGGCTTTCGATGTTCTGGTATTATGAGGAAGAATGAAGTCATTAACTACCCGGTTCAAGGGGCGGCTTTCCATTGTTTGCTCTGGTCCTTTATCCAGCTTGACAAGATCCTGGTTGGGAATTACAAATCCAGGTTGATAGGGCAGATCCACGATGCTGTTATTCTTGATGTCCATCCAGATGAGTTGGAAGAAATTGCTTACCTCATCAAGAAAGTAACTTGTAGAGACTTGCCGGAAGCCTGGAAGTGGATTTGCGTTCCACTTGACGTTGAAGCGGATCTGGGGCCTGTTGACGGGTCATGGAATATGAAAGAATCATATAAATTACCGGAGGTATGAAGATGGATTCCAAAGATACAGAAGAAATGCTGAGCCAGTTTAAATATGTTAAGCCTGTTCCTTTGGGCCTTGAGAAAATAATTCGAAAACGAGGAGTGAAATTCGGGTCTTGCGTATTTGGAGGCTTGCGAGCGTCTTCTGATGTCGATATCCTTTTTTTGCTTGACAGAGATGATGCTCAACTTAAATTGCTTAATGATTTCTACTTTCATTACAGATTGGATACAGAATTGATGTGGTATGTTGCTGAGCAATACCGGGATGAAGACAGTGAATTCCTTTCTGTATACGTCAAATGTCGATTTACTAAACGCCCTGTAAACCTGCTCTTGTTTGATGTTCCTGAAATCTATTGGACATGGGTAGACGCAACGATGATTATGAAACGAGCGATCAAGGATGCCCGAATGAAAGAAGCGATAAAAGATAAACGGAAACGAGTCTATTTTTTTGAAGCAATCAAAGAAACAATCCGGAGGTAAAATGACACTGTATTTGAAATATCGCCCGCAGTCTCTTTCAGAGATTGTAGGTAACGGGGATCTGGTTGAGGGATTGACAGCCGCGTTGGCAAAGAAAGACCATCCGAAATCCTACCTGCTCCACGGGCCTACCGGATGCGGGAAAACAACTATCGGGCGGATCATTGCAAATGAAGTCTGCTGCAAAGGAGCGGATTACCGGGAAATTGATTCTGCTGATTTCCGGGGTATTGATTCTATTCGGGACATCCGCAAACAAAGCCAGTTTATGCCGCTGGAAGGCCCAGTTAAGGTTTGGTTACTCGATGAGTGCCACGCCTTGTCTCGTGATGCGCAGAACGCCTTGTTGAAAGCCTTGGAAGATACTCCCAGGCATGTGTATTATATTCTCTGCACTACTGACCCTCAGAAATTGCTCCCAACCATCCGGGGCCGGTGTAGTCAGTTTAAAGTGGAGCAGCTCAAGCAAGGGGAGATGCGTAAACTCCTGATGCGGGTGGTCAAGGCGGAGAATGAGAAACTGCTCAAGCCAGTGTATGAAGCCATTATCGAATCTGCCCAGGGCCATCCCCGGAATGCTCTTCAGATTCTGGATCAGGTATTGTCCACAGAACCGGATGCCCGGATGCGGGTTGCTGAGAAAGCCCAGGAAGAATCTGTCCAGGCAATCGAACTATGCCGGGCCATCATTGGCGGGGAAGGTTGGAAGAAGGTCTCAAATATCCTAACGGAATTGAAAGACCAGGATGCTGAAGGAATCAGGCGGTTGGTGCTGGGATATTGCGCTGCCGTACTCCTGAAAGGAGAGAACGCCCAGGCTGGGTTGATCATGGAAGAGTTCCGAGAACCCATGTATGATATTGGTTTCCCAGGCGTTGTGCTGGCTTGTTATTCTGTGGTCTGTGGAAGCGAAGACGATGAACCATTTTAAAATCTAATAAACCAAGCCCGGAATCGGTATAATATAATAAAGGAGGAATAAAATGGACTACGAAAAAGACACCAGTATTGACGAACAAGGGCTGGACGTGGAATGGCTCCAGCAGCCGTCCCTGATGTCCAAATACGGCAAACACGCCGCACAGGCAAAACTGGATATGGATCATGCTAAGGAAGATCTGGATGTGGTCAAGGCTCAGTTGGACCGTGATATCCGAGCATTCCCGGATAACTATGGTCTTGCAAAGCTGACGGAAACCATTGTCTCCAATACCATTATTATCCAGCCAGAATACAAGGATGCCAATGACCAGTACCTGAATGCCAAGTATGAATATGATATGGCAATGGCTGCTGTCCGGGCAATCGATCAGAAAAAGACCGCCCTGGAAAACCTTGTCCGGCTTCATGGTCAGCAGTATTTTGCTGGGCCATCTGTTCCCAGGGATCTGTCCAAGGAATGGGAGAAAACCGAATCCCAGAAACAAACAAACAAGAAGGTATCCCTGAGAAGGAAAAAATAATGGACTGGATAGCAACATTATATACCGTGATTGCCGTAGGTTGCGGGCTTGTGCTGATTCCGTTCCTGGGATACCTGCTTGGAAAATGTATTATGTTTGGAATATTAACCGCAAAACAACAATTCAAGGAGTACGACGATGGCAAGAACAAAGAGAAAGAGTAAATTTCGTGGTAAGGTGGCAAAGAACACCCAAACCCAGAAAACCCGTGGTTCCAGTTACGGGCATCTGAATCTGCCCAAAGGGGTCAATGTTTTCAAAGAAGAACCGGGGGGCAGGGCAACCCTGGACTTCCTACCGTATGTGGTCACAGATGAACATCACATGGACCGGGATGTGGAAGCCGGGATCGCTATCCCGGGTAATGAAGAGACCGATCTGTGGTACAAAAAACCGTATCGGCTGCACAGGAATATCGGATCTGAAAATAAGTCCGTTGTCTGCCCGACTACTTGGGGCAAGCCCTGTCCGATCTGTGAATACAAGTCCGCTCGTCTGAAAGACGGTGCCGAGTATGATGAGGTTAAGGAACTGAAACCCAGCCTGCGGAATCTGTACCTGGTCGTTCCCCTGGGAATGAAGGATTACAAGGAAGAAGTTCATATCTGGGATATCAGCCAGTTCCTGTTCCAGGAAATGCTCAATGAAGAGCTGGATGAGAACGAGGATTACTGCGCTTTCCCGGATATCGAAGAGGGGCTGACAGTCCGCATCCGGTTTACGGAAAAGACCTTCGGTAAAAACAAGTTCGCCGAAACCAATCGGATCGACTTCGAAGAGCGGGAAGACAATTATGAGGATTCGATCCTGGATGATCTGCCCTGCTTGGACGATTGTCTGACCTGCCCGACCTATGAAGAAGTAGAAGCCATCTTCCATGAGCTGGGGGAAGTTCCTGCTGGGGATGATTCGGAACCCGATCCTGAACCGGAACCTGAGAAACCCAAGACCGGGGGATTGAAACGGAAACGGAAAACGGTTGTCAAGGAAGACCCTGATCCAGAACCGGATGAAAATGCCTGCGCTGCTTGTGGTGGTACGGGCGTCAATTCCAAAGGCGGAGAATGCAAACCTTGTGGCGGATCTGGTCAGAAGCAGGTCAAAAAAGAAGAAGACCCTGAACCGGCCCGGAAAAGAAAATCTACCAAAAAAGAAGCCCCTGAACTGGAACCTGAGAAACCCGCCCGGACTCGTAAACAGCGGGAAAAAGAGGACTGCCCCTACGCTTACAAGTTTGGCGTAGACACCGATAAATATGAGGAGTGTGATGAGTGTGAAAAATGGGATGACTGTATCGAAGAGAAAGAAAGCGCGTAGACAGCCTCCCAAGAAGCGGATCAAGGTGCCGGGCAACAGTTCGGCATCTAATCCTTTCAAGATCGAGTGGCCGCACACCGGTGGGAATAAGCTGGTTGGATGTTATATGCCCCGCCGGGATGCGGACTACCTGAACCTGCTTGCCGTACATAAGGGGACGACAACTTCCCAGATGCTGCGGCAGGTGGTTGAGGAGGTAATCCGGGATGCTGAGCCTGAAGAGGATATCATTGATTCCTTGGTGGATATGGCTGGCAAGGAATGGGAGTCCAGGTTGAAGACAAACCAAGGGGAACCGGGATGGCTTGAACGGATTGATCTGCTTGCCAGGTGGAGGGAATACCAGCAGGAGATGCGCCTATTGCTTGTAAAACGCAGTGTGGCGGATTCCCTGATTGTTCGGATA